AAACAGAGATCCTTTTCATGGGGATACTATGGATGGGGTCCCTGTACCTTCTATGAAGTTGGAGCACCCAGACCATGGCCCAGTATTTTCTAAGGATGTCTTCATAAGGATCTTTGCTACCACTATGCAGACTGCTGTGTTTGATGGGGACGCTGAAGAGTATACCAATATGTCCCAGCATTTTATTCGGTTCTCTGATAAGGTTATGGATTGGAAAGGAGGCAACAAGTGCAATTGGGTTCCTTCTAAGCAAAAGGAGAAGCTCAAGACTCAAGATCCAGTAGCATATGCAAAGGCAGTTAATACTAAATTGTATAGGCACCTGTTTGGAGTTATGCGAATGGATAATGCCGTCATCCCTGGATCTCACCCTGTAGAGTTTGATCCTATTCCCTTTCGTATGCGACTAGGCCCCTCCAATTTCTTTGAAGTTGGTAAGGTAGTTGGAGAACTGGAGAAGGTAAAGAAGCTCAAGCATTTTAACTACGAGTTCAAGGTGAACTTTACCGTTGCTTCCAAGGGACAGAATAAATGGTTTGTCCTAAAGTATGACCCTCTACTTGAGGATCGTATAGAATTATCTGAAGATGATCGAGAAGCTTTAAAAGTTTTTCAAGAAGTTATTAAGGAAGAAAATGAGTCTGTCGTAGATAGGATGAGAGACAACATTGGTTCTTCCGTTGCTTCTGAGTTTGTAAAAGACGTAACGCCCGGTGAATAATTTACAAACTCAAATTGATGTCTACTTGTCTGGAAACCCTGTTCTCCCCAAGGAAATTATTTTTCGGGCAAGTCAGATGTTCAATGAAAAATTAACTAGGTTTAATCATGTTAGGGTTGTTAATAAAAAATCATTACCTTCTCTATCTCAAATTGGTAAACCTATGTGTCAACTACAGGCTTCTAAACTAGGATGGAAGGAAGAGCCTAAACCTAATCACTTTAAGATTATGATGACCTATGGTGATATGACAGAAGTTGTATCGGTTGCCATTCTCTTAGCTGCTGGAGTAAACATTACTGATTTAAATAAACGAGTTAAGCTGCCTACTAAATCAGGTGACATGTTTGGGGAACTAGATCTTGTCATTGAGATGGAGGATAAGACTGTCTGGGATATCAAGAGTGCAAGTAGTTACTCTTATACTAGTAGATTTGCTTCCTACGAAGACTTAAAACGACAGGATGACTTTGGGTATTGTTGTCAATTATTCGGGTATGCCAGAGCGGAAGGAGTAAAGGCTGGAGGTTGGATTGTCGTTAATAAGGGTACAGGAGAGATGAAGGTTATAGAAGCTGATCCAGATGATGAGCAATTCTATTTAGACCAGATCGAACAAAAAGCATTACAGATTTCTAAAACGGAAACCAAGGAGCAATTTTATCGTTTATACGAAGACGAACCCGAAACGTATTACAAAAAAATTACGGGTAATCGTAAGCTAAAAAGTCCTTGCACTTTTTGTGACTATAAATTTGGCTGTTGGCCTGGATTAAAATATGTTGAAAGTGCAGTATCAAAAGCTAAAACAAAAAAATACGAATACTACACACAGATGAGTCCGAAATATGAAGCCCTCGTCAGCTAAAAATAAAGGGAGATTATTACAGCAATGGGTAAGGGATGGCTTATTGTCTCGTCTTAAAGGAGTGGAACCAGACGATGTTAAGTCCACGCCAATGGGAGTAAATGGACCAGACGTAATGCTATCCCCTGCCGCTCGTCGTAAATGGCCTTGGACAGTGGAGTGTAAATCAAGATCAGCCTTTAGTGTTTATTCCATTATGGATCAGGCTGAAAGTAATTTATCTAAAAATACAAAACCTGTAGTCATAATAAAAGGTAACAGAAAGAACCCCTTAGCTTTGGTATATGCTAAAGATTTTTTGGATATCACATGTCAGAAATAAAAGTTGTACACACAGCACGAATACCTGACTGCACTCTTGCAATTCTTGTAACAATGGACGAAGGAGACTGTGAGATTAGTTTTGAAGACTTTTTTTCTACAGAGAAAGAAAACTCTCAAGACCATGATGCTATTAAGGTTCTTGGTAAATCAATAATGGAGGTAATAGATATTTGTATAGAAAATACATTGCAAGATATGGGTCACGATCCTAGAAAAGATGTTAGTGTTGACCGGGAAGAAGGAAATGTTGTATACCTAAAAACCCCACTTTCACAGGAGGATGGAGATGCCTAACCCCTCAGCGGCTGACGAAATATTTGGATTTAATGATCTAAGTTTTGGTGATGTTGATAAATTTGACCCTGTGCATAAACCAAAGCATTACAATCGTTACAATATGGTTGAATGCATTGAGGGAATAGAAGCATGTACCGGAGCATCGTTCTCAGGTTACCTTCAAGGGAATGCTATGAAGTATCTTTGGAGATATAGGTATAAGGATAATGCTGTACAGGATTTAGAAAAGTCCCAATGGTATCTTAGTAAGCTAATTGAAACCGTCAAGAAGGAAGGTAAATAGTATGCAATCAGAATTAAATATGTTAAAAGACTTTCAAAATACCCTTACTTCTCGACTGATCAACGCTAAGTTTCACGATAAAGTAATCCTACATAAAACAGGTAACAAATTATCTAAATTTTCTGGTACAGATGAGTATGACGAGTACCTTAGTCAAATCGATTTCACTATGGATTTAATATCGGAAGAGACAGAAGAACTGGCAGAAAGTTTAGACTCAGTTTCAGTGCGTGAAACAGATGAATACATTGGAGATGCTGAACATATTTTAAAGGAAGTGTGTGATCTTTTATACGTTACAATTGGCTTTGCATCAAGGTATGTTGAGTTTGATAATCTGCCTGAAGCATTTAAAAGGGTACATGAAAACAACATGTTAAAGATTTCTAATGGACGATTAAACGACAAAGGGAAACTTATTAAAGCAGAAGATCACCCAAAGGTAGATCTTTCAGATTTAGTGAAAGGAAACTAAAATGGAACCCAACGAAATGTTAGATGATCAAGTACGAGAACTTGAGCGGGAAATAAAATCTAAGCAGGAGGAATTAAATCGCATTAGACTTGGAGATGTATACGAGGCGCAAGATGCGTATCGAGCGGCGAAAGAAAACTATGAAGAGGCAGAACAATTGGTTAGAAAAGCTGCACGGGTATTGCAAGAAGAAAAGGTAAAATCCGGTGTGTACGGAAAACATACTCAAAGGCTTTTTTCTTTTAACAATATGTATCGAGTATAAAGTGATTGAAATGGTACTAACCGTGAAGCTGAGTATTGATGAGGACCATCCTCTAATTCCAGCGGATGGATTGGAAGGTTTTAAGGACCACTTTCCATTTGAGGTAAAAGCATTTTTCAATAGCTGTTTTGATGACATGGTTGTCAGAAGCGTGGAGGCTGAAATACATGAGTAGTTTTAAGTCTAACAGAAATCCAACCTTCCGATCAAAATTTAGTGAAGATATTTTTAACCTAAAATATTCTCATCAGGGGTGCGACACTTGGTCGCAGTTGGCTAGTACCCTAGTTAAAGATGTTTGTGGTAGTCTCAGGGAAAAGGAGTTGGATCTTCTTTCCAGAGATGAACAGAGACAATTACGCAAATACATTACGGATCTAAAATTCGTACCAGGAGGTCGCTATCTATATTACGCAGGTAGATCCAATCGGTATTACAACAATTGTTTTCTTCTAAAGGCAGAAGAAGATACACGGGAAGACTGGGCTAATCTAAGCTGGAAATCCGAAAGTTGTCTTATGACTGGAGGAGGTATAGGGGTAGATTACTCAGTTTACCGTGAGTCTGGCAGAACACTCGCAGGTACGGGAGGAGTTGCCAGTGGACCGATCCCTAAGATGGAGATGATTAATTCCATCGGGGCTAAGGTCATGCAGGGAGGTAGTCGCCGCTCTGCTATTTATGCTTCTTTAAATTGGAAGCACAATGATGTTCCATCTTTTCTGACTGCAAAAGACTGGGATAGAATACCAGTAGGTAATACAGGACTGACTCTAAAACAAATAAAGGAGCAGGATTTTAATTTCCCTGCCCCCTTAGATATGACAAATATTAGCGTCAACTATGATACCGAATGGCTCCTAAATTACTGGAATACTGGTGATGTAGGAGAAACATTTTTAGAAAACGTAAAACAGGCTTTGCATTCGGCAGAACCTGGATTTAGTTTTAATTTTATGGAGAATGAAAATGATACCCTACGCAACGCCTGTACTGAAGTTTGCTCTGCTGATGACTCTGATGTCTGCAATCTGGGCAGCATCAACCTTGGGCGTATTGAGTCGGTCACAGAACTTGCCGATGTTGTTGAGTTAGCTACTAAGTTTCTAATTTGTGGCACACTCAGAGCGCAGTTACCCTATAAAAAAGTGTATGATGTCCGGGAAAAGAATAGGCGGCTAGGGCTTGGACTTATGGGTATGCACGAATGGCTAGTAAAGAGAGGACATAAGTATGAAGTTACTGACGAGCTTCACCGATGGTTGGCAATCTATAAAGGAGTATCTGACGATACATCTAAGAAGTTCAGTACTAAATTGTCTATATCAACACCCGTTGCAAACAGGGCTATTGCTCCTACTGGTTCTATTGGTATCCTGGCAGGTACTACAACAGGTATAGAACCAATATTTGCCG